TAATACATCACCCTTATATAATAAAACATCAGCACATATGCTTTCAAAAATTCTTTTTACGTTATTATATGCTTCTTGATCTGATACGTTTCTAGTGCTTTCTTCTAATACGGTAAAGGCATCTTCATTAGAAATATTATATGACTCATTTACCAAGCCAGGAGCTTCAAGATCTAGCTCTTCTCTCAATTTTGCTTTATATAATTCAAAAATATATTTTAACTTGAATTCTCTTAAAGGAGCTAAGTGTGGGTTACTCTCAATTACATATTGAAAAAATTCTTTATCTCGTTTAAATGACTCTTTCGGTGAAAGACTCCAGGTATCTTGATAACTTTCGAATATGTTCCGAATTTCTTTATCCATCGCAACTATATTTAATCAATTTGCGATGAATAAACTATTACAAAAATCCCAATCAACGACATGAAAATATTTGTCCATGAATTCATAGTTATATGGGCCATCATCTAAATAGTAAGCATGTTCCCACATATCGTTACCAAAAACAGGTTGCCCTTGATTGTGCATTAAAGGATTATCTTGATTAGGGGTGGTTATAACTTCAAGCTTATCTTTATTTTTTACTAACCATACCCAACCACTACCATAAATTGACGTTCCTTTCTCTTTAAACTCTTTCTTAAAATTATTAAAGGAACCAAATGTAGACTTTATAGCTCTACCTAATTCTGTTTGAGTAGAAATTTTAGATCCACCTGGTTTCATAAATTTCCAATACATTGAATGATTATAATACCCACCAGCATTATGATTTACTTTAGCATCATATTTTTTAATATTTTTTAAAAGCACCGTAATATTTGGTTTAGGTCGGTTACCTAAAGCTTCGTTTAGACCTTTAGTGAAGTTACGATAATGGACATCGTAATGAAATTTCATTGTTTTTCGTCCTATATAAGGCTCTAAGTCTTTAAAAGAATAACCAAGCTTATTCATATAATACTTGGCCGTATTTGCTTCTAAAATTCGTTGTATTTTATATTCGTAATTCATTACTTTGTGGTATTGGTGTGGTATCCGGATGGGGTATACTTTTGCAACCGCATAGTATTAATACAGGTAATGCAAGAAGGATTAACTTTAAGATCATTTACGTTTCTTTCCATTTCTTATTTTATCTAATTGAATTTCTGTTTTGTCTAAAATATCTCCTATCGAAAAAGTAGGTCCATCATTTAGAACTTTATACTTAACCAGATTACCGACAACACCCGTTTCATCTTCCATAGGATCTATTGAAAGCACAATACCTTTACTTTTAAAATGTTTACACTCAGGATTGGTGTTTTTAATAAGATCACCAATATTAAGTTCATTAGCATTCAAACCGGTGTGCTCTAATAATTCATTATATCTCTTTAAGAACCGGGTCATCGTATATATTTATCATATTTTAAATATATCCTGTTTAGGGTGCTTTAATTTCTTTTTTATCCATTTAACTTTTTCGTTTCCAGGGATTTGTTCATCGCAAAATTCTCTAGGACTATATGCTCCTAAACACTCTCCTGACCAACATGGATGAAATATCCAATTGCTATTATGATTAAAATAGTCTGAATCATATAACTGAACTATTCTTTCATATAAATAAGGTGCTTTTCTAAATTCGTTATGAATAGCATTTTGTTCCCAGTTTCTTTTATCATACCAATATGCACTTTCTGGGTTGTTAATTACATTATCAATAAATTGAATAGTAAAATCATTTCTTTCCAAATACATTACACCAGTATTGACATGATGTAATTTTTTTGCATTACCTAAACCATCACAACATATATGAATACTTTTTCCTTCCTTTTTCAGATCAGTTATATTCTTTTCTTTGTCTATTACTAGAGCATCCCCATCTATTAATAGTATTTCTTCGTATCCTTCTTTAAACAAATGTTGAATTGAATACATCTTGAGCCAAGCCGGTTCTCTTGTTATATCAAAGTACTTTTTATGTAAAATATATTCGAAACCTATTTTTGAAGCATACTCAGCATTATGAGGGCTGGTGAGATTTATTAATTCTTCGTAATTATTACAAACTGATTGTAAAACTGCTCTTTTATTCGACATCTATATTCCTAGATAGTTTAATTTTTTGATAACCATAAGGTAATTCAAAATCATGAACATCAGACAATTTTATAAATGAATTAATCGCACTACACATAGCATTACCTTCAACTCTTATATTGTTAGGTTTTACTATAACGGGTGTTATATTTTTATTTTTGAACCCAAGCTGTTCTACATATGTAAACTCTTTAGCTTGATCTTGTTGAGTAACACCGTCAGGCAATATAAATGATTCTTGTTCAATTTCTCCTTTTTCATCCCAATTGAAATCCTTTAACTGACTCATGTCTTGATACACATACATTATATCAAATTTATCATTGTTATATACATTTTTGATAGCGTCGGATACCTTAGTAAGTTGTTCTATATCATGACTTATCGGGTGCGCATCATATTGAGCTCCATGATCAGGCCATTTAGACCAATACCAAATATACTTGTGACGTACAAAAAGTAATCTGCGTTTATTCTCCTTAAGGAGCTTAACTAATCTTTGACTACGTCTGTTATAAATTTCCCACGTGGCTTCTTCATTTATCCTATCAGTTTCCTGATTATTTTCATCCTGATAATATATAACATGTGCAAAATCTACACCACTATCGGGATAAAAATTTTTAAACTCTTTTTCAAAAATATTAGGAAGTACGTCTATGTTTGTTACTTGCCAGTCAAAAGGAAAAGAAGACTTCCTCATATAGTTTAAAGCTTGACCAACACAACAACGATGACCTAAGCTTACTAAATAGTCATACTCTTTATCAAATAAGGAATTTTCTGGTGCCTTATAAAAATTTGGAACCAACCAACTACTAGTTGCATCATAATCATCAGCCATATATTATTTTAGGTGGTAATAATGTAATATCAAACCTTGAGTGCCATATCCCATACAAGTAGATGTAATCTTGGACTAAAATTAAAATGATGTTTTTTAGCCATCTCAGCTACCATAGGAGCTGCTTCAATATGTTCGTCTCTACTACCACAACAAGGCATTAACCAAACTCTACCTGTTGGTATATCAAATGGTTCTATATATTTTTCAAATATTTCTTCTAAATCAGATTCTTTATTAACCACGAATTTAAACCCAGATCCATTTGTAGAATGCCAATCTAAAACTTCTGGTTTATATCTTCTATCTTCTGGATCACCATTATTAGCTAATTTAGGTGATGTAGTAAAGGTTGCTTTTAATCTCACCCATTCTGGGTCTGGCATTATAGTTGCATTAGTTTCAAAATCTATACGTGGTACCCAACCCCATTCAACATCCATATATTGCATGAATCTCAATAATGAAGGCTGTTGTACTAATGGTTCGCCACCTGTAATTTTTAGCAAAGCACCATTCTTAAGATGTTCAGTATATCCTTCATCATCCAACATAGAAAGGATTTCCACAAAACTCATTTTATTTTTTACCCTCCAAGATATAAAGCTATCACACCCATGAGGTGCTGTTGCACTTGCAAACCCCTTACATGTAAGATTACACATAGATAATCTCATGAAAACCGAAGGATAACCAACGAATTCACCTTCACCTTCTACAGTATAAAATATTTTATCATCACTAAGAAATATATTTCCTTCACCAAATTGCATATCTATCTATAATATTTACATCAATAGGGTTATCAAGATTAAATATTGATATGGCAACGAAACGTTCGCGGCTTGCCGCGGTGTTCGAGTCGGAACAGTTACATACAGGCGATTTGCATGGTAACTGGGATTTAAACTTTAACGTCCGAAACAAGTTTGATTTTACAGAAAATCAAAAAAGGTTTATACAAACCGTTCTTGCAGAAGATACTAAAATAGTTTTTGCTGATGGATCAGCGGGTACTGCAAAGACTTATTTGTCGGTTTTTGGAGGTCTTACCTTGCTTGCTGCAAACAAAATGCA